CGCCGGAAATATTACCCACAGGGGGCATACACCACGAGCGGCGGCAGGGTAATCTCCACTGGCACGACGGACAACACCTGCCTGATCGCGCCGTTCGTTCCCCGGAAGGAAGTGCTGATGTGATTACGGAAGAAGAAGGCAAAAAGATTGCTGCGGCAGCTCTGGGCTGGCTGGGCACTCCGCATGTCAACGCCGCCCGTGTACGTGGCAAGGGCATCGACTGCGCTAAGCTGTGCATGGCAGCCACGGAGGATGCAGGCCTTCTGCCGGTGGATACCATCGTGGCGGAAGGTTACAGCAACGAATGGCACCTGCACCAGAGCGGCGAAAAGATGCTGGAATATTTCCAAAAATACTGTTCCCCTGTTGACACAATGCAGCCGGGGGACTTTTTGTTGTACCAGTACGGCCGGTGTATCAGCCATGCTGGTGTGTACATCGGCAATGATACGATATGTCATTCCATGGTTGGCCATGGCGTGATACTGAGCAATATTAACGATGTGATGTTCTTGGATGCCAAGGGCCGGAGCCGGCTGCGCGGCATCTACCGATATAACGGAGGGCAAACGGATGGGTCTGTTTAAGGGACATAATACAGTCACAAGGGCGGACAAAATTTCAAATTTCACAGTGGCGACGGCGGAATATGGCGCCCCGGTCATGGAAATACTGGGTACCACCCGCATTTCCGGAAACGTCATCTACTACGATGACTTCGAGGCGCATGAGCACCGGGAAACCCAGCGCACTGGTAAGGGTGGTAAAAGCACCAGCACGAACATTACCTACACCTACACTGTGGCTGCCATCCTGGGGTTGTGCGAAGGGCCGATTTCTACGGTGCGCCGCATCTGGGTCAACAAGGAGATTTACACCTACCCGAGCGCCCAGGTTCCGCTGACGCTGTTCTACGGCACGCAGAACCAGCAGCCCTGGTCGTATGTGGTAGGCCGTCATCCGGAACGTGCCCTGGCGTATGAAGGGCTGGCCTATATGGCCGGCGTTATCGACCTGGGCAGCAACGCCAGTATGCCGTCGTATAACTTTGAAGTGTGCGGTAAGCTGCTGGAGTACAATGACGGTACTGACGTAAACCCGATGGCGTATATCAAGTATGTGCTGTCTAAGGTTGGTCAGGGCAACGTAACGATTAACGGCGAGTCCAACTTCCGCAGTTATTGCGCTAATGCAGGCCTCTACATTTCCACACCGTCTGAGGCGACCGGGACAGAGGAAGTCCAGAAAATCGTCAACGATATTGCCAATCTGTGCGGAGCTTATGTGTTCTGGAGCAATGACGCCTATAAGATCGTGCCGCTGGCAGACAGGCCGGTGGGCGAGTGGCAGCCGGATAAAACAATCCGGTATGATCTGACGCCGGACGATTTCATCCCGCAGTCGGGTAGTTGCATTACCTGGAGCCGGAAAGACTCCAGTGAACAGTATAACCGGTGGACGGTGGAGTTCCAGAACCGGGCGAACAACTATGAGAAAGAGTCTGTCACTTATGAGGATGTTGACGATATCGCAGAACGTGGCGTGATGCAGGCTCCGACCATCCAGGCGCGCTACATCTATACCAAAGAGCGTGCTGTTGTTGTGGCGGAAGCTGCTGCACGGCGCGGCAAGGTCGAAAAAAATCAGTACAAGTTCCGGCTGGGCTGGGCGTTCTGCAGACTGGAACCGGGCGACCTGGTCCGGATCACGGACGAGGCATCCGGCATAAGCAATACGGTCGTTATGATCACCGGCATTGATGAGGACGCTTCCGGGTTCCTCTCTGTGACTGCGGTATCGTGGTTCCAGGACGACTACGGCGCTGCGGAATATGATGTACATGAGGTTGACAGGCCTGACTTTGATTTTAATGCGCCTCCCGGGGACACAGCTGTTCCGGCCATCTTCCAGCCTCCGGCAGATCTGACGGCTAACGGCTTGGAGCTGTGGCTGGCTGCTAAAGGCCTTAGCGAGAACTGGGGCGGATGCACCGTTTATGTGAGTGATGATAACGAACATTACAGAACGGTAGGGCAGATAACCAACAACGCCCGGTTCGGCCCGTTGGTGTCGAGCATTTCGGCTTCCGCTACCAGCATGGAAGTGGATATCGACGGCCAGCTGTTGTCCGGTACGTCGCAGGATGCCCAGCGCGCGAACACGCTGTTGTGGGTTAACGGCGAGTGCATGAGCTACACGACGGCGACGCTGCTGCAGAACGGCCATTACAGATTAGACGGACTTATCCGTGGACAGTATAACACCACGGCGGCAGAACATGCGGATGGCAGTACGGTGGTGCGGTGCGATGAAGCGTTGCTGCGTGCTCCGTTTGACAAGGAAGATATCGGAAAAACGCTGTATCTGAAGTTCTGCAGCTATAACATTTTCGGTGCGGCGGAGAGCCTTGCTGAAGTGCAGGCCTATCAGTACACGCTGCAGCCGTATTATATCCCGCCCGTAACAGGGCTGGCAGTCCGCAACAGATACCGCCAGCTGAAGGATGGTGTCAGCCGCTATGATATTGTGGTGGACTGGACGCCGCCGGATTTACAGAGTTATCTCGAAGGGCAGGTATGGTATAAGACTGACCACGGACAGACAGAGGGCATACCGGCAGTGTCCGGCGTTCCGGTGAACCAGCTTGGGTTCCAAGGCGACTGGATATTTGGCGGCAGTGGTAAGAATCAGGTGGTCATTCCGCAGGCTATTGTCGGCGATACATATTTGATAGCAGTTACCACGAAGGATGAATGGGGCGTAGCAACGGCGCCGGATTTTGCGCCACGGACTACTATAACTGTAGCGTTAAAGACGGAAACGCCGAACACACCTGATGATTTTGGTATCTCTTATGGTACTGAAATAACGGTCAGCTGGAAGGAAGTCACCAATTCCGACATACTGTTCTATGAGGTTAGAAGAGATACAGCCGTTGGCGTGGAAAGCGCAAACCTGCTGGCACGTACCAGCGGAACCAAGACAATTATTACGCTGACGCAGAGAAGTGGAACGCTGTATCTGTATGCGAAATCGCCCAGCGGGAAATACTCCACCCCGGCAACGCTCTTGTATTCCAAGGAACAGCCTCCGAAACCGGACAAACCGGTCGTAAGCGCAAACTTGGGCAGTATCAATATCATGGCAGGTGCTATTCCTGCCGGATGCAGTGGCATGACGGTGTATGTCAATGGTAACGATGGTATTGTTACGGCACACACGGAAAACAACACCTATACGCACTCTGTTGAGGCTGGGATATATGACGTATCGGTTGCGTATACGGATTATTTCGGCGAAGGCACACGCTCTACCGAAGCACGAATCGTCATAAAGAAAACTATTGACGCTCAACTGCTGGAAGATGAAGCAATTAACATTGCCAAGGTCGATGACACGATAAAAGCGGCATTAGCGGATGCAGTGGCAAGCGCACAAGACTTGATAACGGTTCATGGTGATATTAACACTGTGAATAGCCGTATCGCAGATGTACAGGCACAGGGCGAGGGTTTGCGGAATGAACTGGTGGAAACCAACAAATCTGTTGCAAGAACGATAACACAGGTTGAAGAAAACACAGCCAACATTTCGCAAGTATATCAGGACATTGACAGTATACAGACCACCATTGAGAATTTCCACATTGAGGGTGACGTTGGTGATACGGTTGAATATCTGCAATCGCAAATCACGCAGAACGCAACGGATATCAACCAAACCGTAAGCAAGCTGAACAGTAGTCCGAGTGCGTCAGGTCAGTATTTTGCCATATCGCAATTACAACAAACCGCTGATGGATTAACCAGCACTGTGGCACAGAAAGCTGATAAAAGTACCGAAACCTCGCACTATAACACGTTAACATCAAGCATTAATCAACAGGCAGATAGAATAACAAGCGTTGTTGCAGAACTGAATGATACAAGCGGTGCTTCTTCTTACTCTGCTATTGCACAGTTACAAGATAACATTGAACTGAAAGTCAGCAAGTATAGCCCTGATGGTGCGGACGATTTGGTATCACAAATAAACCTTGCACCAAGTACCGCAAGAATCAGGGGTAAGCTTATTACGCTGGACGGTGATACGAAAGTCACAGGGTATTTTTGGGCTAACGCAGTAGAAGCAAAAAGCATTGATGTTGGTAAAATCAACGCTAACAGTTTATCTGCATTGTCTGCAAATATCGGCAATGTTACTGGCGGCACAATCACTGGTACGACAGTAAGTGGTTCTACCATCATTGGTAGCACAATAAGAAACGCCAATAACACATTCTCTGTATCTGCCAATGGCGCAATCACTGGTGCAACAATAACAGCAGGAACGATTGAAGCGTCCATGATAACCAATGCTGGATTTCAGGTAAAAGCGTCTGTAATCGGCGGCGGAACAGTAAGCGGAAACAATGGCGTCATTCCGTTGCCGAGTGGATATACAGAAGCACAGTGCCTGTGGACGGCGTATCAACCACAATTCCCAGATGCTCACCCCAATTTAGGAAACTTTTATCGTGACGGGTATCAATTTTATATAGTTGGTAGGACGGTAGTTGCTGTTGGTTGGTATCGTGAAAATGAAGCGTCATTGCCTATTGCTTATTATCCTAACGTAACCTACCGCATCATCGGCATCAAGTAGGAGGGTCTATGTATTATCAATTTAAAAATGGCGAGTGCGTTTCCACATCAAGTTACCCCATCGCACCGATGCAGGGAGTTATATCTGTGTGGTGTGACGAGGTGTACATGGATATTGAAAATCTGCGTCTGATTAACGACAAAGTAGTTCATATTGAGGAGGAAAGCAATGATTAAAACATCATACCAAACGCCGGAACTGCGAGATGCAAATGATAACATCGTCCAGCAAGGTGCGTTTGGCAAGAATACGGCACTATCCAATGCCACTAATGACGGTTGGATAGACTATGTAATGAATAACCTTGAAGCACTGCATGATGTTGTCGGTGAATCCTCGCCTACGCTGGACGGCAACGGACACGTTGTTCAGCCAGCAAATCTTGCCATTGGTGACGAGGATGGCTTGCGTTTAAAGACGAACTATCTCAAACTTAGCGGCGGCACGATGACAGGTGGACTGAACGTCCGACAAAATCTTAAAATACAGGATAACCAAGAAAACGTGTGGGGCGGTTTTTATGTGCCTCCTACAACGGCATCGTCACAGTATTTACAGTTGTACGGCGGTGAAGCACAGTCCAGCAATGGCGGTAATCTGCAATTATTCAGCGGCGGTTCATTCACGTTACAGAGCAAAAACGGCACTACTGCGTATGAACTCGTTGGCGGCACAGACGGAACATTGAAATGGCGTGGGAATAAAGTAGCGGTACTCGCTTCTCCTGCCTTTACAGGCAATCCCACTGCGCCGACACAAGCAATAAGCAATAGTAGCACAAGGCTTGCGACAACTGCGTTTGTAAAAAATTATACAGTGGCTAATGTTCCCCTCTTAGGTTATACCGATGAGGGCGTAGTCCAGCTTTTTAGTACTGACGATGTAGATAACGTAACAACCAATGGAACGTATATATGGACAACAAGTTCTGCAAGCGGCGCACCAGTCAATCGTCCATGCAACTACGCTAAGATGATAGTGCAGGACGCTAACGGCTCCGCATCCTG